ATCAAGATACCAATTGATGTATGAACATTTACCATTATGGATGCAACAAGGTGTTAAAACATGGAATAAAGGTGATATAGAATTAGAAAATGGTTCTAAAATAAGAGCATCAGCAACTTCTGCATCAGGATTACGTTCAAAATCAATATCATTTTTATATGTTGATGAAGCATCGATTATATCAAATACAATAGCAGAACAATTTTTTGCTGCTACATATCCAGTAATATCTTCTGGTAAAACATCAAAAATTGTAATGACTTCTACTCCACTTGGTTATAATCATTTTTGGAAATATTGGAATGATGCCAAGACTGGTCAAAATGATTTTTATCCATTTCACGTACCTTATTGGAAAGTTCCTGGTAGAGATAAAAAATGGGCTGATGAACAATTAAGGTTATTAGGTGAAGTAAAATTTAATCAAGAAATTTTATGTTCGTTCACTGGCAGCACTTTTACGCTAATTAGACCAGACATTATTGCAGAATTATCATATAAGTATCCTATTCATTCTAAGGATAATCTTGATATATACACATTACCACAAAAAGATAATATATATGTAGTAGTATCTGATGTATCTAGTGGTGTAGGTGGTGATTATTCAGCATTAGTTGTTATTGATATTACTAATGTACCATATGTAGTAGTGGCTAAATATAGAAATAATACTATATCAACATTATTATATCCAACAGTAATATATAGTATTGCTACTGAATATAATAATGCTTTTGTATTATTAGAAAATAATTATTCAGAACAAGTAGGATATATTCTTACTAATGAATATGGTTATGAAAATATCTTATATGTAACTAAAAATGCAAAAGGACAAACTGTTACTGGTGGTTTTGGTAGTATTGGTCAAACATATGTTGGAGTAAATACTGATAAAAGAATAAAACGTATTGGTTGTTTTAATTTTAAATCATTATTAGAAGAAAAGAAATTATTAATATTTGATGCTGATATTATATCAGAAATATCAACATTTATTGAATCAAAAGGATCATATAGTGCTGATGAAGGATATAATGATGATTTAGTAATGACATTAGTTTTATTTGGGTGGTTGACAACAAATGCATATTTTAAAGAACTTACTGATGTAAATCTTAGAAAATTAATGTATGAACAACGAATACAAGATATAGAAGATGAAATGTTACCAGTAGGATATTTAAATAAAGGATATAGTAAAGAAATATCAATAGAATCTAATGATTGTTGGTTTAATTTTAATATAGATGAACCTGCTTTTGAAATACCAAAAGGTTATTTAACAGATAGATTGTAAAGCAAAATAACAAAAATACTAAATAATACAATAATAGAAAAGTTAATTTATAATAAATTATAAGGAGAATATAATATGGCCTTTGAAGTTTCACCAGGAATTGTTGTTAAAGAAATTGATTTAACCGCAATTGTTCCTTCAGTACCAACATCTATTGGTGCATTTGCTGGTAATTTTAGTTGGGGACCAGCAAATCAAATTACTACAGTTCATAATGAAATTGATCTAGTAAATCAATTTTATAAACCAAGTGCTACTAATTATGAATATTGGTATTCTGCATCTAATTTCTTATCTTATTCTGGTAATTTACAAGTAGTTCGTGCTGCTAATACTACTAGCACATTAAATGCAGTATCTACTGGTGCTGGTATTCTAATCGAAAACGAAACCGATTATGAATATAATCATACTGATGGTGCTAATACTAATGGTGTATTTGCAGCTAGATACCCAGGAGTTATTGGTAATGGTTTAAAAATTGAAATTGCTGATGCTAATACCTTTTCATCTTCTTGGGCATATTTTTCCCAATTTACTGATGCACCAGCAACTTCTAGTTGGGCGGAACAACGTGGTGGTGCAAATGATGAAGTTCATATTGTAGTAGTAGATACAAACGGTGTATTTTCTGGTTCAGCTAATAGTGTTATTGAAAAATACGCATTCATATCTAAAGCTAGTGATGCATTAACTAATGATGGTTCTACTAATTATTATGTTAATGTATTAAATCAGCGTTCACGATATATCTGGTGGTTATCACATCCAACATTAGCTAATAATAATTGGGGTTCTGTTGCTGCTAACACTAATTTTAAAAATTTAGCAACTGTATCAACTAATACCCTAATAAATGGTGCTGATGGTACTATTACTACTGGTGATATTATTCGTGGATATGATTATTTTGCAGATTCAGAATTTAGTGATGTATCATTAATTGTTTCTGGTCCAACAAATAGCACTGTTGCTACTCATATTATTGATAATATTTGTGAAACTAGAAAAGATTGTATTGTATTTATTTCACCAGAAAAAGCAGATGTTGTTAATAACTATGCTAACGAAGAATCTGATATTAAAGAATTTAGAAATCTATTAACATCTAGTTCTTATGCTGTTATTGATTCTGGTTGGAAATATCAATATGACAAATATAATGATGTTTATAGATGGCTACCATTAAATGCAGATATTGCTGGTGTATGCGCTAGAACAGATAATGATCGTGATCCATGGTATTCACCAGCAGGATTAAATCGTGGTCTAATTAAAAATGTTGTTAAATTAGCCTGGAATCCTAATAAATCAAATAGAGATAATTTATATCTAAAAGGTATTAATTCTGTTGTAACTTTCCTTAGTGAAGGTACAATGCTTTATGGCGATAAAACAATGCTATCTCGCCCTTCAGCATTTGATAGGATTAATGTTCGTAGACTATTTATTGTACTTGAAAAAGCTATTGCTAAAGCATCCAGAAGCACCTTATTTGAGTTTAATGATCAATTTACTAGAGCACAATTCGTTAATTTAGTAGAACCTTATCTACGTGATGTAAAAGGACGTAGAGGTATCTACGATTATAGAGTTGTTTGTGATGAAACTAATAATACTCCAGAAATAATTGATCGTAATGAATTTGTAGGAGACATCTATCTAAAACCAAGTAGGTCTATAAATTTTATTACACTAAACTTTATTGCTACTAGAACTGGTGTCGCATTTGAAGAAATTGTTGGTAGATATTAATATATAATATGATATTCCTGGTAATAGTAATATTATCAGGAATATTTAATTATGTTCATTATAAAATATAATAATGAATATAATATTTGATTGTGATAATTCAGTATATAAATAAAACAATACAATAAGATAGTTTAGGAGAATAAAAATGCCTTTTGACATTTCAGAGTTTAGAGCACAAATGGTTGGTGATGGTGCTCGTCCCAATTTATTTGAAGTAACAATGCCATATCCAGCGTTCTCAAGTCCAGGAGCAGCAACAGAAAAAATGACCTTTATGGCAAAATCTGCCCAATTACCAGGTTCTAGTATTGGTGTTGTACAACAGCAATACTTTGGTCGTGAACTAAAATTTGCTGGTAATAGAGTATTCCAGGATTGGTCAGTTAATGTTGTTAATGATGAAGATTTTGTAATACGTAATGCACTAGAACGATGGCTTAATGGTATTAATAGTCATACCTTTAATACTAGATTCCCCGGTATTCTAGCACCATCAAGTTATACTGTAGATAGCAATGTATTTCAATATGGTAAAATGGGTGATATTATCAAAAAATATAAGTTTATTGGTATGTTCCCTGTAGATGTTTCACCAATTGATGTTGATTGGGGTGCTAATGATGTATTTGAAGAATTTTCTGTAACATTTGCCTATCAATGGTGGACTTCAGAAGATGATGGTGTTATTTAATTATTATTAATAATAGTAAGGATATATAATGGGAATTAATTTATTTGGATTTCAATTAGGTAAAAAGGACGTTGTTGTTGTAGAAGACCCAAAACAGCGTTCTTTTGCTTTACCTACAGAAGCCTTAGATGATGGCGCTGTTAATATTACTCAAAATGCATATTATGGCACCTATGTCGATTTAGAAGGCGCAGTTCGTAACGAGATGGAATTAATCACTCGTTATCGAGAAATGTCAAACCATCCAGAATTAGAATCAGCAATTAGTGATATTACTAATGAAGCTATTAGTAGAGAAGATGACGGTACTATTGTTGAAATTAATTTAGATAATTTAGAAGTAACCGATAATATTAAAAAATTTATTACCGGAGAATATAAAAATATATTATCAATGCTGAATTTTTCTAATTTAGCTGATGATCTATTTAAAAGATGGTATATTGATGGTAGATTATATTTCCATGTTATTGTTAATGAAACTAATCCAAGAGATGGTATTCAAGAATTACGATATATTGATCCTAGAAAAATTAGAAAAATTAGAGAAATAGCAAAAGAACGTGATCATAAATCTGGATTAATGGTAATTAAATCTATAGC